AAAGTACTTTAAGTTAGTCATCATTTGTTGGACAGAGCTGAAGTCCACACCGAACCAATACGGTGCCGTTTTGCTAAGTCGGACAATTTCTAAGCCTTGGCGTAGTGCCACTAAATAGCACCCCCCCCCAAAACACCCATTGAGTAAATATATATCTTTAAAAACCAAAAAAAAATAAAAAATTCATTAAAAATACAAAAATATTTCTTTTTTAGTCATGAGCTATCATTGGAACAGCTCCCTTGTTAGGCCGCACCTTTTTCTGGTGGACGGTAAACCATGCATCGTTTCAGATGCTAAAAATGTCTTAACCATTTGTCCACCCAAACTGTTAACCCGCAGGGTTGCCCACCTTTATCCTTTCAACAATCATGAATTTGATAGCATGCTTGATCGTAACCCGATCGAAATCATTAATGCTTATTCTAAGATATATGATGATTCTACTAGTGGCGGTCTTCATCGAGGTAGCGTTAGCCTCGATGCACTCCGGGATTATAGTCGACACATCTTTGCGTCCGTCTTTAGTCCAAAATCTGTTATAGCGTCAGTACATTGCCATGTCGGAATTGACTCCCACATGGTGGTCAGAACCAACGATGGTCGCTCTCATGTACTTGAAACTGGTTCCAAATTTCGCGTCCATATGATTGCGGGTAAAGCCGTTCTTTGTAGTTCTACTCCTAGTTCGGAATGTTTTTGTCATTATACAACTTCCATTGGTTTTGGCATAGGCCCCAATAGGTATGGTTATATGCAACTTAGTCCCCATCCATTTGGTAGTGCACAACATTTTGATCACATTCCTGATCAATCTTACCGAATTTTGCTCTCTATTGAGAATTACCTACGCCAATCGCCAAATTTGGCTAATCCCGACTATTTTGATTTACTTTTAGCAAATGAAAAAATCACTGGAAAAAATTTCAAAAAAAATACAAAAATTTTCGTAACTGACTTTGATGACCTTGGATGTGAACCATCCAAGGTATCATCATATGCCAACCAAAAAAATTTGAATTCTCACGTTTCCGTTTCATTTTGTTTTTCTCGCTCCACTTTCTCCACTGGTGCGATAGACGTTGATGTCATACTTTGCTTGTTTGATAGTTTCAAGGTTAGTGTCTCCCAGCCTATCCTGGCTCATTCGCCTGGGTTCTTTACATTTGGTACCGCAGCGAATCCCATAGTTGCTTCCCTTGATGATGAGACCAAGGACCTTTTAGCTCGCTGTGTCACTGCGGCGTCTGACATAGCTTCAAGTATATCGTCAACTGCCGATGGTATCCCCTCTCTTATAGTGGAACACGCTCCACGTGTTGGTATACTTATCTTGGCGTTTTTTGCTTGCAAGAGACTCCTTGAGAACCTCACTTCTAACATTGTTGATGGGTTGACTCAACGAATCATGGATTTTGTCAACTCCATTATAGGTGTTGTTGTGGGACCACTTGAAATCCCAATCATTGCACACATAGGAGATTCAACCGACTCTGGCATTCCTTGGGCCAACATTCTCAGTACTACATTGGGTGCAGTATATTTCTCCATCACCGGTAGAAGTTCTAAGGGCATCAATTTTAAGGATAGTATTAAGTTCCTTTCAGATCTGCCCAAAGCTGCTGATGGCATTTCCAAGGTTTTCGAAGCCTTTTTGAAAGTGTTGAGGTACGCTTACGATCGTGTGAAGTGTTACATTCATGGTGAGACTTATGTGGCTGAGATGAAAACTATTTATCCTACTGTTCAGCGTTTCTATGATAGAGCACTGGAGGTAATTGCTAAGAGTGATGCCAGGCAGTTGGATGTGAATGTTTACAACTACACCACCCTCAATTCCATACTCTGTGATGGTAGGACCATATGCTCGTTTGGCAAATTTGGTCCTGACACTTCGTCCATTGTTGCTAATGTCAAGTACCTTCTGAACATTATAGAGAAGGTTAGATCACCATTCGTTAGATCAACCATCATGGGCGAGTTCACACGTATGGAACCTTTGACCATATTACTTCGTGGTGCTTCTGGTGTTGGTAAGTCAGTGATGACTGAACCATTCATAACTCGTCTCCTCGCTCGCATACTCCCGAAGGACATGCTTGGCGAATTTGAGAAGCGCCCCACTGAGTACATCTACAATCGCATGCCTGAACATGCTTATTGGGATGGATATCAAGGTCAAATGGTAACAGTTTTCGATGACATGGGCCAGTGTGTTGATGTTGCCGGTAATCCCGATAATGAATACATGTCTATAATCCGTGCCACTAACATTTTTCCATATGCCCTTCACATGGCTTCTCTTGAGGAGAAGGGTTCCACCCTCTTCACTTCTAAGATAGTCATATGTACCACTAATAGCAAAACTTTCACCCATGTTCAATCCATTCATCACAAAGAGGCCTTGATTCGTCGCTTTGATCTCATCGTTGACGTTGATGTTAATCGTTCTGTGGATGAGATTACTGGTGAATACAAGTACGCGGTGCAGCGACCTGGTTGCGATGAGTTCAAGGTTAGGAAAGACATTGCGTACACTGATGATGTTTGGCGTTTTCATGAGATGACCAACGTACGGGTTGATCACTCTGGTATGGTTGCTCACACATACACTTTCCCTGGTATTATAAAGCGTGCCGTTGGCCTCTACAACGCTAAACTAGAAAAAGTTCAAATGATAAGTGCTGCGACTAGACTAGATCTTGAGAAGGAAATAGTTGACCGCCTCGCTGGTATCCCCATGGTTGATTTGGATGACTATGATCTTGACTATGGTGGTGCTTTCTGCACCATGGACAATCCTTGTGGCTTGGACACCTGCAATGACTGTTATACGCCTATCCCTGGTCAAGTCCCTAATTATTATTATGATAGTGAAGGTGAAGAGATTGATGATGAACGATCTGTTTACACTGACGCCAAGGATGATGCGCCTCTGCCTGGGCCTAATCTCCCACTCACTAGAGAGCAGATTTTGCTTGCTGGTTGTAAGCCTATGGTCAATGGTATTGTTGCGCAAATTCACCTTGACACTCTAAAGGACTTTGTACTCTTCCGTACCAAGCAGGGATTAAACTTTTGTTCTGACACTATAGGTCCTTACTTGGATTGGTTACATTTAAAACGGAATGAGCAGTACCATAAGCTGGTAGCTCTTGCGAATGAGTCTCAGACCGATTTTGTTTCCATGTTTTCCACTGTATTGTCCAACTCGAGGGTCATATTTGAGCGCTTTGAGCGATCTTTCAAAGAAGCCCTCAGTAGTGTTGTCAGCAATTACCCACTCTTGTCTGCCTGTGGCACCATCATAACTATTATTGGCGCTTACTCTGTTTGCTCTAGTTTGTTTTCACCGGCAGTTCATCCTGAGAGTAGCCCTAACCTGAACAAGAAGCAATCTCACCGTGGTCGTATCGGCAAGAATAAAGGCCATAGGATGGGCTTTGAGGATGATGACAATTACGGTGTCATTCCTCAGGGTCCTTTGGATGATAGTGTTGAAGCTCGAAGTCGTAAGATAGTCAATAGATCTTATGTCACCTTTGTCCTACCACGCGCCTCTAGTAAGTCAGGGACCATTCTTATGGTGTCAGGCACACTTGGACTCTTGCCGCACCATTATTGGGCAGAGCTTGAGCATGGTTTGGCTAAAGGTAGGTTCAAGCCAAATGAATTTATTGAGTTTTTCAAAACTTCTGGTACTTGCATTAAGACGTGCACCGTCAAGGAATTTCTGGAGGCACCTAGAAAGAAATTCCAAGAGAAGGATTTATGCATGTTTGAACTGCCCGGCAAAATGGTTGTTTTTCCTAACATTATTAATCATATTGCTAACATAACCAGGATTGAGGAACTCAGGAAGGTGAAGGCCGTCGTGCTACTTTCTGAGCCATTTGATGATGACTTAGATGGCTTGAGGGAAGTGCCAATCGATGTTACGATTGGTCCTGCTTGGCTCCCCTACACTAGTTCTTCTGGCCTGAAATTGGGTACACCTTCATCCTACAAATACCACTCTGACACATCTCCCGGTGATTGTGGTAGTTGCTCCATCCTCACAGATACCAAGCACGCCAAGAATGGTCTTATTTTTGGTATGCATGTTGCTGGTCAAGATTCTTTGACCTCTATCGGTGTTGGTTATGGAGTGATGTTCCATAGGGATGAAGTTTCTGACATGTTCGATAGTTTCAATAAGCTTTCTGCCCAGGGGCCTCCTATTCCGGAGGATCTTGTCACAGGAGAATTGCCCGACACACCCTTGGATCAAAATTTTACAATCCTGGGGAAAGTCTCGAAACAGCCTTCTAGAGTCACCAAGTCATCACTCCAAAAGATCCCTCATATGTTCGAAAGTCTTGGGCCCACATCCAAGATTCCTGCATGCCTTGGTATGATCAACATAAATGGTGATCGTGTTGATCCAATGAAGAAGTCCATAATGAAGTATTCGGGCACCACTCCTGCCATAAACAAGAAGATTGTTCAGTATGCATCAACCTACTACTATTCATACCTTTTGACAGAATCAAAGGTCGATGTCACTCGTGACATATTATCCTATGAATCAGCCGTGAAAGGAGAGGATGGTGTCCCGTATCTTGATGCCATAAATCGTAGGACAAGCCCAGGGTACCCCATGAACTTGTTTCGTCCTGCTGGTAGTAAGGGCAAGCGCTGGTGGCTTGGAGAGGATGAGGATTTCAATTTCAACTCCAAGGATGCCATCAAGCTTAGATTGGATGTAGAAGATATTATCTCCAAGGCGAAGAGTGGGATCAGGTCTTCCCACATTTACATGGATTGCCTCAAGGATGAACTTCGACCCATTCAAAAAGTGGCTGAAGGGAAGACTAGACTCATATCTGCTGCCCCATTACCATACGTCATAGCCTGTAGGCAATATTTCTTGTCGTTCTCTAGGTGGATGATGATGAATAGGGTCAATAATGGTGTGGCTGTTGGTGTTAACCCTTTTTCCAAGGATTGGGATCACATGGTGCATCAATTACAATCAAAAGGCAGGAATTTGATTGCTGGCGACTTCAGTGCATGGGACTCCACAATGTACAGTGAGGTTGGTGAATCCATCATCGACATGATCAATGAGTGGTACAATGATTCAGAAGAAAATAAAACTGTGCGTCGTGTGTTATTCATGGAAATGTATTCATCGGTCCACCTATTTAGGGATATACTCTATGTTTGGCATAAGGGAATGCCTTCTGGGAACCCTCTAACATCGATACTCAATTCCATTTACAACAACATAATCATCCGCTGTGCTTACATCATGGCCATGGAGTCTTTCGAGTCCATAAAAGATTTCGACCATAATGTCTATATGTGTGCGTATGGTGATGATAATGTGATTTCTGTTAGCGATAAGGTCAAAGATGCTTTCAATATGGGGGTTCTCACCGAATGCCTCGCTGAATTTGGTATGACTTACACTGATGACAATAAGAATTCAGGGAATGTCACCTTTCGGTCCATAGGTGAGATATCCTTCCTTAAGAGGGGGTTTGTCTTTAATGAAGCTCGTAACAAATGGCTCGCGCCACTAGATTATGAGTCAATAAGGCACCAGATGTACTATTGTGACGACATGGATCGTGTTTGTGATATTTTGAAACAATCTTACGACACTTTCTTGCTAGAACTTAGTTTGCACGGAGAGGAGGTTTTCGACAAAACCGTTAAACAAGTCGCCCCAATTTTAAAAGAACATTACATGATCGTGGCACCATCCACTGTCTCCGAGTTTCACTTGGACGCGGCTCTCGCGAGCCGTGATGTCTGGTATTAGCCTCTGATCTTTGCCCGACACGTATAAATACACTTTCTGGCCCCAAGTGTCGGGTATTATGCACTGGCCAATTGTACATATTCAATTTTTCTTTTCTGTTCTTAATTGTACACATGCCCTCATTATTTAATGTTACTAATCAAGATGGGCAGCGGCAATCCCGCAACATCTAGATACCAGGAAGTGATCCATCACATTGAGTCGTGTGATGGAGCTGAAAACGACTCGCTGAAACTCCTACAATACAACCCATCATTGATAAAAACTCCGTCACCACTTTTGCCGATACAACCGATTCAGTTGTCACCGATCTCACGATTGGTGTACAACCCACCACCTTATCCACGTATACAACTGATCATCACAAGATCTCCATCGAGGACTTCCTCGCTCGTCCACATGCTATAACTAGTGGTGTTGTTGGCACAGCATCTTCAGCCAATGCCACTTTGTTCACATTCAATTCCACTGATATATTTACCTACCCTGCTTGGTCTGATAAATTGTCTGGTGTTTATGGTTTTAAATGTACTTTGGTTTTTAGGCTTGAAACTTCCATTCAGCCTTTCCAAAATGGCATTATTATGTCTTCTATTACTCCCCTCAATGGTTTCCTCCCCACCTTGAGGACTGGCATCGCCAACAGCAGGTTGTCTCTTCGTAGACAATTACCTTCTGTTGTTCATAATTGTGCCTTTGTTAATTCAACTGAACTCCGTTTTCCTTTCACATCCCCTCAAAACTTCCACAGGATAGGGGTTAGTCCTTCTTGGGCCCAGTATAACCTGGTCGTTTACGCTCCGGTTGGTCCTTCAGGTACTATTCCTTACACCGTTTGGTTACATTTGGAGGATGTTGAACTCATTGGTGCTGTTGCTCAATCTGGCATTTCGAACCCAGCAGATCGGGAAATTAGTGGTGGTATTATATCTCGCCCTTTAAAGGCTTTTTCTGTAGCTTTTCATGAGGCAAGCCACATTCCGTTGCTCTCCTCTTTTGCTGAGACCACCTCTTGGTTCCTTAATGCCTCTTCCAGAGCGGCGTCTGCATTTGGTTTCTCCAATCCAAAGTCAGAATCACCTAGAACCGCCATCGTCGCTAAATCGTCTAGTCAGCCTAATAATTGCGATGTTGTCGACAATTTGGATTCTCACGGTCTTTTCATATCCAATAAGATTGGTATGCTTGACAACTTTGCCTCCTCTCCCATGGATGAAATGAGCATTAATTACATTGCTCAGACACCCTTGGTTGTGAGAACCGTGAATTGGACATCTGCAAACGCTGTTGGTACCGCTCTAACTAGTTGGGCTTGTCAACCTAGTGGCATGTTCGATAGTTATTCCATTGCCACCACAACAACTCCCACAAATGTTTTTGTTGTTCCACCAGCGAGTTATATCGCACGGAGTGCTGGCTATTGGCGTGGATCTCTTTGTTACAGGATTCATTTCAACAAGTCAGTGTTCCACACAGGTAGATTTGCTGTTGTTTTTAACCCTGGCTCTAGCGCCTTGATAGGTGTTGGTTCAGTCCCTGTACATAAAATGATCGTTGACCTCAGGAACAATTACTCTGTTGACTTTATAGTCCCTTACGTGAGCAACACTTTGTATAGCCCTACAACTGGTTCGCAAGTTGCTTTCGGGACTGTCTCCATAGTTGTTCTGGAGGCCTTGAATGCACCCTCTACTGTTAGCAGCACAATGACAATGACTATTGAGTTTGCTGCTGGACCTGATTTTGAGGTCGCTGCCTTCTCTGGTAACAATGACTTGATGCCAATTATGGCTCAATCAGGTCAAGCTGCTCAACCTCTCATGAATCATTCACGTATTTGTGAGGGAGCCTTTAATTTGACTGGTGGAAGTACCAGTCCTGACCTCAAACCTTCGTTATTCTCTATGGGAGAGAGAGTAACCTCACTCAGACAAGTGCTTAAGCGCTCCAGTATGTTCTTTAATTTCCAAGCAACTACTGTTGGCTCTAGATTCTTGTCAGTCCAAACTGACCCTTATGTGGTCATGTTACCAAATGCACTGTCGTTTACTTTACAAGCGCCAGTGCCAACTGATTTGCCCATTGACTTATTCTCCAAATTTTCTCCATTATTTGGTATGTTAAGGGGGTCCATGGTGTTGAGGGCTTATGCCTTCTCTAACATAGATCATTTTCTTTTGTTGTCCAATCTCATCGATTCTGGTGTGACCTCTGTGCCTACTGTCGCTACTGCTACTAGTGCCTTGGCTTCACGGACTCCAAATGCAATCAAATCAACCTCCAATTCGCAGGGGGCGCTCGAAGTACACGTACCGTTCTATTCATCGACGCACTCTATCCCAACCGACTTCGCAGTCAATAAGTGGGCCACTGGCTCCACTAATTCTTTCTCATCTAATCACACATTACAAATAGGAATGGTCACTCCAACCACTTCCGATTCAGTTGATGTTTTTGTTGATAGACAGATTGGCGAAGATTTTTCGTTTGGGTGTTACCTTGGTGTTTTACCGATATCTAACGTATCGGTGAATACCTTGGTCTTTCCTTAGTTCTTCATAGAGATATAAGTATACAGAGCCCTGCGTCATTTTACCGGGTTTTACAGCGCTGTTCATGGTTCTTATACTTCCCGGATCCCTCGATCGACTTAGGAAATCTTTCTATTCACTAGCGTTGGTTGTTTCGCTGAGTAGATTGGCGAAACAATCGCGTGCCCTGAATTGACAGGTTTTTATGAGTCGCGTCCTTCCATTAGTACACTGGAAGACTTTTATGC